GCGCCCCGCCAAACCATCCGATTTTGAACAGGTGCGGTTCGGGTTCAGCAGTCGTGTCGGGCAAGTACTGCTGATAGGCTTCGTAGGGTTCGTTGGGGAGGATGGTGACGGCCTTGTTGAGCAGGCGTATCTTCTGCGCCAAGTGTTCCGTGGTCGTGGTCACATGGTCCGCAAGGCGGATGTGTTCACGGATTTGCTCGTCAAGTTTGGTGTCCAAATAGTGGCGGTACATGATGTGTCCCGATTCCAGCACCCAGTAGTCATCAAGGTCCAAGATTACCTTCGCCCCAAACGCCGTCAGAGCCTCGTAGACCTTACGAATTTGCTCCAGCGTACCTTGACACCACAAGCGATTAAATAACCACACATCGACCGTCTTTAGGTCCTCGTCTTTGACATTGGCGATGTTGTCCACGCAGACATAGTCAAACTCCGTGTAGTTGTCACCCAAGTAAGCGTTCGGCATCTCCAGCCGATAGAAAGAACACCCCGTCGGGTGGGCATTGTAAACGATGCAAATTCTCATGCCCAAAGGTACAAAAAAAAGGGCCACCCCTTGCGAGATGGCCCAGACCACTAAACCATGCGGGGTATGAGGCCCGCAGGTCAAAGATACTCTACGAACCGCTGATTTGTGCGGTCAATGCGGTAAATGTTGCAGCGGCGATATTCAGCATGGGTTCGGGTTCCATGCCTGTGAGCGTCATCTCGTAGCCATTCCTGTCACCGAATGCAGTACCAGTCCCAGCAGTTCCAGCGGAGGCTTCCAAGCCATTCGCAGCACCCAACACCCAGTAGCGGTTGTTGTTGTCAAGGACGATGACCAAGAGGCGATTCCGAGCCAAGAGGCGCAACTCATTGCGGACCGAGGTCTGCAACTTGTTGATAGTGAAAGTGACTTCGGGTGTGTAGAACAAGGTTCCGTTCTCCATGCTTGCGTTCAAGGTTTCCGTCATTGAAGATGTGGCCTTGGTCAAGTCATATTCAAAGAACGACCCCGACACCGAGGAAGGCGTGAATCCAGTTACCAAGCCGCTGCCGTTCGTGTTTACGGAACCCGTAGCGTTCAAGGTTTGGACAAAAATAGTTTTGATGCCGCCGACTGAATCACGGCATCCGAGGGCGTAGCCCGTAGTTAAGGAACAAGACATAGTGTATATTTTATTTTAAGGTGGAACAAAATAACGGGGGGCAGTTACCCGCCCCCCTTACACTTAGGCCAATCTCCAGTCAACAACGAGGTCAGGGTACGCTACATTCACGCCTATTTTTAGGGCACACTGAAAGCGTACTTCGTCGTTATCGCGTGACCAAAACAGTTCAAAACGCTCTTCGTCGGAGAGTAAGTCGGTACCGTAGAAGAAGTTACCGAGGTAAGAACAAACGAGGCGGTTGTAACCAAGCAAACCTGGAACTGCAACGACACGGACATTTGTGCCAGGGTAGATGATGTCACCATCGGCAAGGCCCTGCAAATCAACTTGGTTATACATGACGCTGGCGGTGGACTTGAACGCTCCAATCAAGGTGCGGAAAGTGTCCCATCCGCAGAAGATGACCAAATCATTCTTGGTGAGGATGGCCTGCGGAATGCGGTTGTAGATGTTATCAAAAATGCTGATAACATTGTTTGTGGTGATACCAACGGAGGCAGACACGGCAGCGGTGTTACCCGATACGGTAGAACCCGACGCAGCGTTCAAGATTGTCAGCAAACCAGTCACCAAGGTAGAACCCGACCAAATGGCGTTCTCCAACGCTTCAGCGATGCGGAGGGCTTTCTGCTCGGCGAATGCTTGCTCGAATGGTACGCCGTCGTAGGTAGAACCAGCGGTCAACTGGGACTGCATCCAGTATTGTTCCAGCGAACGAGGACAAAGAGCCTCTTGGATTTTCAAGGGAGCAACGGTGATGGTACGCTGCGTGAAGGTTGTGTTTCCTGATGCAGCACCTGCGACATTCCATCCGCAAGCCGTTCCTGATTGGAAGGCCGCATCGGTGTCCATAAGGTTGAGGGTAGCAGCCGATTTGATGCCCACCTGCTTGGTGAACAAAGATGCGGTGCGGGCCGAGAATACGGCCTTGGTGATGAGGGGGAGCCGCTGCTGCTCGGTGTAAGTAGTCAGCGGGGAAACAAATGAATAACTCATGGCTTTGTTTTAAGGGGGTTAAGGATTAATTGGATTTTTTGAGAGTTTGGATTGCTTGTGCGAGTGCGTTGAAGTTCTGCGTTGCAGCGGCCTTCCGTTGCTCCACGATGGCAGATGCGGTTGGCTTGGGGGCTTCGGAGGGGAGTTCTGCGACCTTCTCCACGATGTCGGTCATGGTTTCCATCTGCGATGCAAATGCGGACATTTTCTCCTTCATTTTGCCCATTTCGGTGTAGGCGGCCTTCAGTTCCTCCATGATGCTGACCAGGTGCTTCTTGACGATTTCTTCAACCATCAATGGGTCCACCATTGGGTAGCCTTCGGCGATTTCACTCACCACTTCGCCTGCAACTTCGGGGGTTATCTCAGCGGCAACGGCGACTTCCTCGGCAGCGGCTGGGGCTTCGGCTACAACGACTTCGGTGATTTTGCCACCTTCGGTCTTGATTGTGCCAACACCTTCCACTTGATGCTCACCATCGGGGGCAGGAAGGGTTTCGTCTTCGGTTATCACATACACGGCGGTTCCTGCAACGAGGTCGCCGTCCACTCGGACAACAGTACCATCCACCAACTTGTAGTCGGCAAACGATTGCTTTTGGGTTGTGAACTTGCGGAGTTCGGTCCGCAAAGTGTCAATGGCTGCTTTTAGGTTCATGTTATTGGGATTTGTAGTTTGGTTGGATATGTTGCAAAAAGTTCGTCAAATCGTCTGCGAGGCCCGCAAGTGCGACCTCCAGTTCGGTTCCTGTATTTTTCATACCGAATAGCCCCTCCACGGAGAAACCCTTGAAGGCGTGGCGGTTCTCCCACACCTCATCATTCTCCACCTTGAAGGACCCGAACCAAGACCCGTCGGGGGTGTCCTCGTAGCCCTTGGGGGCAAGTACGCCCCGCTCGGTGTCGGTGATGTAACTTTCAAACATGAACACGCCATCCAGTTCGGCATTGTGGTAGGCGTTCACATTGTGCTGGTTCCCTTGCTTGAAGTATTTCTGGACAATCTTTCGAATGGTGGCCTTGTCAAACACGACATAGTACTCCCCGTAGGTATCGTCCTTGCGGTAGATGGGCGTGTCTGCCAGCATGAGTGGTCCCGTCAGCACCCTGCGTTCTCCCGTTTCAGCGAAGCGTTGCGGGGTCTTGGCGAAGGCTTGGAAGGGTTTTTCGATAGCGGGCATATCAACGAGGGCGACAAACTGCACGCCTTCGTCCACTTCGTCCACGGTCATTCGGTACACGGGAAGTTCCATGGTGGGATATGTAGGAACTACCCCAATGTTGCAAATTCGGACAAGCGGCGCACCCTGCTGGTCGTCTGCTGGATGTCACGCTCCACGACATAGGCCCGCATGGGTTGCATCCCTTGGCCTTGGCCGTTCCCAAAGGAGGATAGGTCGGTCGTGTTGGGGTTGGCGAAGATGGGGGGAGCAGCAGCCCCACCCGCTCCCGAAGGCATCGGTCCAGCAGGTGAAGGCGCACCGCCTCCTTCCCCGCCGCTTGTGATAGCCTTGCCTGCTTGAATGCCCGCCGCCGTAATGGCTGCAATCCGCAAGCCTGCACGAATCTTGGCCATCGTGTTGAGGGCTTTGGTTTGTGCGATACCTACTGCACCCCCAGTCACGGCGTTTGCTGGATTAGCGAAAGCCAAGGCCGCATTTGCAGACATCTCTTTTTGAAGGTTTATGATGACATTGGCAATAGCCGAACCTTTCTCAATCGCCAAGGCTGCAATGGCCAATCCTTTATTCTCGTTGCCGAATGCAGAGAGGGTTTGGCTAATAGCATTAAGCGAATCAAAGGTGGCCTGCTCCTTGAAGTCAGCAACGGCCTGCTCAATCCGCTTGATTTCTTCGGCTTTGGCGTTTGCAGTATCAATCTCTCTTTTCGCTTCATCTTGCCTACGCTTTGCCTCTCTCTGCATCCTATCAATCTCTTTTTGCTCATCGGTTTGCGCTTTTTGTTCAGCGAGTTCCGAAAAAAGTTTGTCGGTTTCTCTTTTCCATTCTAAATATGACAGTTCGTCTTTTTTCCTTTGTTCTATAATTTGGGCTTCTTTTCTCCTCCTTTCTTCTTGTTTTTTGATAAGGCCGTCGGTGTGATTGTTGTACGCTTGACGGTACTGCTCCAACTGGGCTTCCTCCCGTTGCAGGGCCATGGCCTGCTCCGCTGCCCGTTGCTTGGGGTCGGGTAAGTTCAGGAACCGACGGACCGCTGCGGTGAGGTCGTCCCATTTGGCCACAAGCAGACCAACCGCCGCAACTGCTGCACCGATACCTGTTGCAAGGAGGGCGATGCGGAAGGCCTTCATCGCTCCCGTGCTGGTTCCAACGGCCACGGCGTAGAGTGCCTGCGCCGCTGCTTGGCCTTGGGTGATTAGGATGGAATCCTTGTTCAGCAGGTTGGCTACCTGTTGCACCCCGTTAGCGAGGGCCATGGCCGCTTGGACCTTGACCAAGGACTTCTGCAGTTCTTCTTCCTCCGCTCCAAACAACGCCGCTGCTCCTTGGGCTATTTGGAATCCCGCCGTGATGCCTTGAATAGCCCCGACGAAGGTGTCAATGGTTCGGGTGTCCGAGGCAAGGTTCTTGATTCTCTGCTGGGTGTCCCCGATTTGGTCTTTCAGTTTTCCCGCCTCCCGTTCCATGTCACGAAACGCCTTCGTCCCGTCTTGGCCAGCGAGGGCCATGTCCGCTAGGGTTTTCTGCAGTTCCCGCAGGCGGGTCTTTGCGCTGGTCGTTCCAGCGGCGGTGGAATCCTTGAGGCCAACCTCAAGTACAATTTCTTTGGTTACATCTGCCATAGTTATCCTTCAGAAGGGAGTTCGGGGTTTACGGGGGGTTCATAGCCTGGGTCCACAGGGTCGGGGTCAATCGGACCGTTGAACAGGAATTCGGGGTCGCTCGCAATCGGCGTGGTCGTGGTTGCCGCAAAGTCGGTCAGGTTGAGGATGCGGCGGAGCGTGACACGGCACGGCTTCATCTGCCCGACCAGGTAGTCCCGAATCTCCAGCAACCGCCAACGGATGCCGCCGTAGTACACGGGCTTGCGGAAGTCCAGTTGGTAGATGTCCACGGAGGATAGCAACATCGTGAGTTCCAACTGCAAGGCTTCCTGACTGACCGTTTCGTTGATGTAGTTTAGCCAGTAGGTGTTGTAAAGATTGTTGTTCGTGTAGGCGTACGGCGACCCGCTTGCGTTCACGGCGTTGTAGTACACCAAGCGAGGCTGCCCGAAGGTGAGGTCCACATTCGGGGCGTAGGGGTTGTCAATGTGGGACACAAAAGGCAGGGAGGTTATCGGGGTTGTTGCAGCAAAGCCATCCTCTTCAAGACCGTACCAATAGAGCCAAGGCGTTTGACCCGTGATGCGGTTGTATTGGGCGATTCGATAGCCCGTCTGCAGGGGCTTGATGCTTCCGCTCAACCGTGTGCCTTCCAAATCCCAAGTACGGCCAAGAATCTTATCCGAGGCGAACGATGCGGGGATAAGAGTGCCGCACAGAGTTTCAACTACTTTGTCCCCCTTGCCGTAAAAGTTGGAGGTGTTAAAGATTCGACCCCCGTAGCCTTCCCTTGCAAGCGGGTAGGACTGCTTGTAGGTTTTGGACAAGTAGTCCCCCATGTCCTTGTATTTGAAGACGATGTTGGTGTAGGCGTTGGGGTCGCCGTTGGTCAGCACCTGCTCGGCATTCTCGTCCGATTTCTGCGTCCAGTCCACCACGCCCGAAGTGTAGAAGTCCTTCCAAGGTTCAATGTATAGGAGTTTCGGGTCTTGGGGGTCAGGCATGAATTGCAAGTTGAACATCTTCTGCAAATCTTGCAGGAGGTCCGATTGCTTGACATCAGCGGGCAGGGCCGTCCGCATATCAAGCACGCCAATCCCGACGGGGTTTTCAAGGCAGGTCCATTGAACCGTTGCCCCTGAAAGGACGCTAAAGTTTTGGGTTGCAACAACGGTATCAGCGGTAATGACAAACCCCACATTGGCGGTAATGTCTGCGGGGATGGTTATGTTTTCAAAGCGGACCGTGAACTGGTTTTGAGTTCTTGCGGTAATGTTGCTGATTACCGACACATCAGTTGAATTGGTGATGTTTCGGATTGACATATTGCAACGAATACTTCCACTAAACGAAATTGAACCGCTGACATTTAAGGTCACATCCACATTCCAACGGGTCGGTAGTGCTGGAGCAACGAAGGTGCTGGACGATGCGACCCAATACCCTGGGCGGTCATAGAATGGTGCGGGTGTGTCTTTCGGGAATGCGAGCGTTTGGTTTGCGCCCTTGATAAAATTCGCCGTGTTCCCCGTGGCTTGGGCGAAGATATTGGACCCCGATAGATTGACAGGCATGGTCCCTGCCGCATACGGAATCACCAGTTTGTTGAACAGGGACGAGTTGAAGAAGTTGGACGAGTACCTGAATCCCGCTTGGGCAAAGATTAGGTCCACCATCTTTTTGACATAAAGGCTTGGTCCCAACTGCCACCACCCTGCAACCAGGTTCCCTTGGGTCAAGTCGCTAAATCCGACCGCATCCACCACGCCGTAAACATACCCGCTGCTCAACGCACCCGATGCCGTCCAAGTGCCGCTCACATGGCCACTCGTGGGCGTGTGGTTCATTCCTGTAACGCCCGCCGTGTTGACGAGCATATTGCCTTCAATGGCTTTAAACAGGGACACATTATCGGTGAACAAACCCACCTCGTAGGTGACGGTTCCCTTGGTCTTGCTCATTGATAGCAACTGCAGCACTCCGCTGAATACTTGGACCCCATCCTCCCACATTGCTGCACGGATGCGCTTGTTCGGTTGGAATCCACCCACAAAGGACTGGATGTTGTAGGCGTACGCAAAGCAGGTCCGATTCGTCGGAGTGTTCGGCAGGGTTATCGTCTTTGAGAACGACCCCCGTTGCTTTGTCACATCCTCAATGTCGCCAATGGAATAGGTGACCGCAATGTCCGTGCCGCCCATCGTGTCAAGCACATAGGCGAGTTCAGGCATGGCATTCAGCCCCGCAAAGCGCAGGTACAGGCAGTCAAAGCAGGCCGCCTCAACCGCATCGGCTCCATCGGCAGTCGCACGGGTGTTGAAGTTGTTCCACGCCG